TGATAACGCGAGTCGTACTGCGGTGGAGCTAACGGTAGATTAGGCGCAGCGGGATGTTGGATAAAGCTCATCGTCTACCATCCGGCCTAATATCGATACGGGGTGCTCCTAATTGCCAAGTTGTACCTAAACCGTCAGAAGATATTTCAATAATCATCTGCCGCCCACGGATGCGGGTGTAAATAATATTCGTGAACTGCTCAATCGTAACGGTGGACGTACGGGCAACAGCTTTAGCAGCCTCGGTGTTAAACCCAGAGCCTGAACCATTCATACCGTACATGGTCATAGTGACTTGCGGTGTGTCCGCAGTTGACCCTTGGAATGTTAGATCCGGCACCATGCGCCAGATAAACCCAAACTTCTCACCATCGTCAATGTCAAATTCAGCAGACTCGATATACGCAACAATCGGCAAAGTTGTAGCCGTTTCGTTGTCATCAATACCATATTCATGGTTAACAAGGTTGTAGTTATAAGTAGCCGCTTGTGGATAAGCACGTAAACCAGAATCAATCCAAGCTGTACGTGCCATCGTACCGTAATACCAAACATCTTCTACGTAGTTGTACACCACATAAGCATCGACCGCAGTGACGTTAGCGGTACAGTAAAACCACCATACTTCATTAAAGCCTTCGTTAGTACCAGCAAATACTTGTTGGTATTGGTTCTGGTTTAAGTTTCCAAAAACATGCCGACGAAGATCGCAACGAAGGGTTTGTACGCGACCGTCATACACATAAAACTTATCAACGCCCATCCAAAATACACGCCCCGAAGCAACTGCTGCGGCGTTCTGGCTAACGATTGAAACATTATCACCAAGCAATTGCGAAGACCAAACGACAGGCGCACCAACATATTGAAGCGAGTAAAGCGAAGAATCGGTCCACACTACAATTTCTTGACGGGTTTGCAGTGCTGTGATGATTTGGGAGCCATGCGATAAGCGCACTGATCCCGCTTGGTTAAGTGAAGAAGGCACCCAATCAACCACCGACTCTTGATTGCTCCAGCGAATAAGCATGGGGTCAAGCGTGGCGCTACCATAATCCGTCGTACCAAACAGCAACACAAACCGAGAAGTGTCAGATACAAGGATGTAATTCTGTAAAGTGGGTACGTCAACTAAAAGGCTAACGCTGTGAGTGCCGGATTGAGAACCTGATGTATTAATAATTGCGCCTGTGGGGGTAGCCGAAAGATTTGCCGTTGCCCCATCAACGTTACGTAAATAATAGGTTGTAGCTGTGGACAAGCCTGTCGGTAACGCACCTGTCGTGGAAAACTGCACGGCTGTGCCTTCAGCAAGTAACACAGAAAACGTAGCTACACAGGGTGTAGCAATTGTGAAAGTTACAGTACCCCCCAGCGTATTGACGTTTACACCTCTAGTGGTAACACCGTTTGTGGCATCCCAGTAATACAACCCACCACCGCGAGGGCCAAAAATAAGATCTTCCCCCCAATTATTAGCTGACCAAATACGAATAGAGATTGAGGAAGTAAGTCCGTTACCCCAAGATCCAAGTCCCCACCAACTAGCACCCCAACCAGAAAGCGGTTCTTGAATAGCTGGGCCTACAGTTAATTGAAACGCAGCAGATACACTAGCACCACCATAAGATCCGGCGCTGATAGCACTACCTGTAGTTATTGTAAAAGTTGTCGTTGTAGGAACAGTAACGATTTGAAACTCAGCGTTAAACGTTGTGTCGTACGTACCTGTAGCCCCAGAGAAAGTTACAAAATCCCCAATCCCTGCACCGTGATCAGCCGAGGTTGTAACTGTAACAGTGGTTGTACCATTACCTGTAAAAGGATTATTAGGCAGTGTCACAGTTGAGCGAATAGGTGTGATGTCGTTATAAGACCCATCACGCTCGATGTAATACTTTAGGTTTGTACCAACACCCATGAGGTTTTGAAATGTCAGCGTAACCCAATTCCACAAAGAACGACAAATACCTTGAAATGTGTTTGCGGAAATGCGCTGCCAACCACCAATTTTTTCAGGGGTGCCCTGACGAAACCGTACTTTGTCACTAACGTACCAGCCGTTTTCGTTGGTGTACCGAGTGTTCTCTTTGTTAACCCCCGGCTTAAACAGGATCTTCTTGAGCATAGCTCACCTCATCAAGGCAGCTTCGGCGGCACGGCGACGAGTAAGACCGGGGAGGACTCGACCCGCAGCTTTATTCCAGAGAAGGCACTGATCTGCTGCACCATCCCAATCTCCCGCATCAACCCGCTTTTTGAACGTGGAAACCCGATAGTTCCCTAAGCCGCAATTGTAAACCCATGAAGTGACAGCGGCAATGCGTCGGGGCAGTGCGGTTTGAATCTTTGGGGAGAACTTAAATAAACCCCTGAGAAAGTATTCAACGTGGTGATCCAGTGCATCTTCGCATTGCTCAATCGTCCAGACCGTGCCGGGGTTAATGTCAGGGCCGGTTGCACCCCAGCCAATTGTCCAAGGATGCCCACGGGTTCCGGGGTCGGGATAAGCTGTTACGCGTCCGTCAGGCAAACGCTTTGCTAGCCCTTCAAAGGGTTTGATTAATACATCCTTACAAAGTTGCTTGGCTTCATTCACGATTTGTTATATTTTTCTATGCTTCTACCAACGAACCAAAAAGTGAGCATCATGTTTAACATGGCAAAATCGTCTTCGTCATAGGACTTGGTTAGTACCTCAGCCCAATTAGCGTTAGTCTGGAAGGCAATCGTCAGGCCAGCAGCTTTGACAGCCACGTATACGCCAAAAGCAATCCAAGTAAGACCGGGGCGGGTAACAGCAGTGATAAAGCTAGCGAACCAGCCAGCCTCTTTTGCGGTCTGGGCCTGTTCCTTAAATGCTTCCTTAATGGTGTCCATCTGCTGGATAGAGTAGTCAACATACTTCTCCTCCATCTTGAACTCACCCCGCATCTTCTCCAGATCGGTCTGGAGCTGGAACATACTTAACTCGTGCTGACGCTCGTTCTTTTTGTCCAAAAACTTGAGGACTTCAGGGGCGAGTCGAAACAGACCTCCAAAGATACTGCCAAGCAAACCACCACCGAGTAATTCAAACATTATCGTTTCCCCAGCTTTTCGCGTTCCTCAAGCAGCCTGACTTTGACCTGAAGTTCGTTGATGTGCTGCATGAGTTGCTCTTTCTGCAAAGCACGCTTCTCGGCACTGATAGGCGAGTCAGTCGGCACACCTTCACGGGTAATTAGTGCTGGCATTTGCCCTTCAATTTTAGTAAGCCGTTCGCTAAAACTAGCCACTTGACCAAGCAGCCAAGCAAGTGCGGCTACCACTATGGGGATAATTGCTTTAAGAACATCAGACCAAGCCATTTATTCCTCCACAATTACTGCGGTGTCGGTGTCGGCAAACCAAAGCATCTTACCTCGACAAGCAATGTTGTAATCCTGACCGTTGGTATCCAACTCGCTCCAAGTCGGCACTCTGATCTGCAAATGTCGTGCAAGGTGTTCGTGCCCATTCTCAAAGACCCGCCAGACATGCTCTATGCTCCCTCGCCCTGGCTGACCTCGGCTTTTGTTAAACCGAATTTTGTAATACTTCACTTGAGTAAACTAAAGGTTTCCAATCCTTTCCAAATTTCTCTCTAATTAGATTTTTTACTTCCCCTCTGTTTGAAGAAAATAAAGGTTCAATTAAAAAATCAGGGGCTATAATTTCTTCGTCTATTGTTCGTAAAGCATGAATGCACGTACATACCGTGTCAGACTCTAAAGCTGTTATACGATGCTGTAAGTCTTTTTTCACCAAAATAAACCCAGGTGCAACAAACTCTTTTTGGTGTGTTACCTCTCCTAAGTTATTTAAAGTTTCATACAGAACGCGCCCTTTACTTAATAAAGTTAAATGGTCATATGTATGGCAATGCCCATGTTCTACATCACCCTCATCTTGAAAATACATTAAACGACAAAAAACATTACTAATTGCTGCAAGCGTAATTAAAGGTTGTTTCATAATGGTTTTATAATGGTCTTATAGGCCAAATAATATCGTCAGGAAAACCTGCTTGAAGCCTAATTTCACGCAACCCACGACGATACTCAATCCACGCAGCTTTATCACCAGCAGTCATCGGCACATCAGGCAGCATTGACCAATCCGACTCTTGCAGCATTTTTTTAGCGCGATCCCATTCAAGCTGCGCTTTGGTTGCTACGGCTGGAGGGGGTGGTGCTTCGCCAACCTGAATCCAACCTTGGTCGTTATAGGCTTCACCCAACCAAGACAAATCACCTAACCGATCCGCAAAGCCATGAAGACCGAAGATCGGCCCCCAATTTTCAGGTAGTGGTTGCGGCTCGTTTAGTGCTTCGCCGGTTGACAGTTTTTTTAGTTGCCACAGGCTCATTTTGTTTCCTTTCAATATTTAACCCAGGTTGTCTCTCCGGGACGGGTAATGCTGCTGCCGTTTGCTGGTTCTCATGCCAACCTTTAGGAAAAGGCGCAAATCCTTCAGCACGCCTCCACTCTCCGGGTTGCTCGCCTCGATAATGTGCAAGTTCTTCTTCCGTGTATTTCCAATCCCGCCAACTCGAAAAATCTTTTCTTGGTTGAATGTGTATATGGCATCCAACACTTGCTGCTAGTTGATGGATAAATTCAATAACTTCTACTGGTTGTAAAATGCACCACAAATACCTATTGTTAGCTCTCATGGAGATTTCAGTAATACCCCCAAAAGCCGTTCCAACTGTAACTGAACGGGCACGATTTAAATCCCCCAATCTTGCTTCAAGCTGCATTTGGGCTTCAATTTGTTTCATTTTGGGATTCATTGTGGGTTCCATGAAATTGTTATAGGTCCGTTTGCCGTAACTGGGTAATTAGCCCCAGGAGAAACAGATATACAATTGTAAGTTGTTGGATTTGCAGCAGCTCCAGGGTTTCCAGGATTTCCACCATTTCCTTGGCTACCAGCACCACCCCCTCCACCACCACTAGCCACATTATAGTAACACCCAGCGGATGGTCCAAAACCACCTCCACCACCACCTCCACCACCACAATAACCAGGACTGCCAGGATTACCCCCAACACCACTATTTGAACCTCTTCCCCCAGGACCACCGAACCCAGGACCACCCGGACCGGGGCATCCTACAACACAAACAGGACTAGGGGGTGGCGCAACACCGGCTCCATATATCCCAGCACCCCCACCTCCACCACCAGATCTAAAATAAACTCCAAGACCCCCTTGGCCCCCTGAATAATTACCTGTACCTCCACTACCACCAGAAGTATTACCGTTAAACGGTTGTCCTCGCCCTCCATTACCCCCATTACCAGTGGAAGCACCTCCAGTACCTCCATTACCCCCATTACCTCCAGCTCCACCTGGAAAACTTTGAGAAAAAACAGTAGAAGCAGCTCCGGTATTACCAGCAGCTCCGGTATTACCACTAGTACCGGCAGAACCCGAAGAACCTGATGGGGAGGGACTACAAGCATACCCGTTACCAGTCCCGCCTGAACCTCCGGGGTTTGCGTTTCCACCATTTCCACCCGAATTTCTTCCGCACCCAGGAGTCCAAAACCCCC